TGACTTGCATCTACTGGCCGCAGGAGAGAGAGAGGACTTTGTTTCTGCAAGCTATCAGGGTGACGATGGGGAAGAAGGACACCCCGAAGAATGGGCCATCTGAAAAGCTGGTGCATGACTGCCTGAATGCGAGGCATTCACCAATAAGGGTGTTGAACTTCGCATTCCTGATCGAAGATATACCGAGCAATACCAGCGTCCATCTGTGCCGCCACATCCATGCTGTGCCGTTTGTGAGCAGCTTGCGCAACGACAGACAGGACAGGATGGACGGGGACAACGCGCCGAGGAACACACCGGTGGACATGATCTTCTACTGCAACGCCGAGGAATTGATGACCATTGCCAACAAGCGGCTATGCATGAAGGCCAGCGAAAAGACGCGCCGGGTTGTGCAGATGATGTGCCTTGAAGCGTTGGATAAGATGCCGGAACTGGCTGGGCTGCTTGTGCCGATGTGCCAGTATCACGGAGGCGTGTGCCACGAGATTAACGGGTGTGGGAAATGCGTGAAGGGGTGAGAGCATGGATTTTGGAGATTATCAGTATGAAGCGCGACGGACACAGAGGAAAGACCTTCCTCTGTGGGCGCTGCGGGAACACGCATTATACTGTCTTGGTTCAGAAGTCGGTGAAGTGTTGGGATTACATCAGAAAATACATCAAGGACATACTCTTGATGAGTCAGAATTAAAACTTGAATGTGGTGATGTATTATGGGCTTTAGCAGAACTGTGTGATGTCTACGGGTGGAGCATGGAGGATGTAGCGCGGCTGAACATACAGAAATTGAGAAACCGGTATCACGACGAATTTACGGTGGAGGAGAGCGTGAACCGGGAGGAATACAGGGAGAAGAAGGAGCCGATGAGGAACAAGTATTATGCGAAGGGGGCGAGGGCGTGACAGACAGTGTGATGGATGACCTGATTTCGAGGGCGTATGTACTCGCAGAATATGATCGGCAACATCAAGGCCCACCGGGCGGCGCAAGGGAGATTATGGCAGAAGCGCCCACTGTGGACGCTGTGCCGGTGGTACACGCAAGATGGCAAGGAGTATCCCCTTTTGTCGATTCAGAAGAATGTTCTCATTGCAGATACAACATACCATCCGATGAATTTGAGACACCATATTGCCCGTGGTGTGGGGCCAAGATGGACGGCGAATGGAGGGACAGCGAATGAAACTGGTAAACGCTGATGCACTGAAAGACGCGCTATTTCAGAAACACGTCCACGACGTGGAAGAACTGGAGCCGATGCTGTATTTGGACGATGCCATGAAGGTGGTGGACGAAGCACCTACCGTTGATGCGATACCGATTTCGTGGATTATCTCATGGTGCTTCAAGCGGTACATGGAAACCGAAGTGGAAGTTTCGGTTCCTAATATGATTGAAGCATGGTGGAAGGAACGGGAGGGGTACAATGAAACTCGTTGATTTGGAGCAGCGAATCTTTGTCCCCGTGGTGGACGAAAACCACGGCGGGATGACATACGAGATGCAGATGACCGTGGGGGAGTTCTTTGCCAAGTGCTGTAAAGGGTTTGAGCCGGAGGTTGTGGAGGCGATCCCCGTGGAGTGGATTAACGGATGGCGGCAGGACGCGATCAAACGCAATGATGGGCTGGCAAAAGATATGTTGGACTGGTTGTTGGGTGCGTGGAAGAAGGAACAGGAGGCGAGATAGTGATTGTTTATTGCAATCAGCATATATGTGTATGGAATGAAGATGGGCAATGTTCAGGGCCGAAACAACCTGCCGGTCATACTGCACTTTATATCAGTGAAACATTAGGCGGTCAGGCAATTTGTACCGATATGCGATATAAGGACGGTTGGGAAGAAGAACAGGAGCCGAAGGAGAACAAACCCAAAAAGCGCACAAAGGATATGGTTTGCGGCAACGATTACTGCGAATTGGAGTGAGGGCCATGTGGGTGATGCTGATAATCACATTTTTCGTATGGGTATGGATGACGGCATAGGAGGCAGGACATGGAGCAGAACGTGAAACGTGGGCGGGGACACCCGCCCTGGACTGAGGAACAGAAACAGGCAAGGCGCGAACAGAACGCGCAGAAACGCGCAGAACGGGCGCAGGAAGAACTTGACGCAGAACAGCGGTATGAACAGGCCAAGGGCCACAAGCGCCCAAAGAAGTACAAACGGAGCGATTCTACAGACCCGTGGACAGCTTCGATGCGCAGGAAAAACAAGGCCACATGGGACGCGAAACTCGCAGAACGGGACAAGGAATACAAGGCTCTGATTGCGGCGAATCCACACAAGACTAAGCAGGAATTGGGTATTCCTGACCATTGGAAACCGAGGGACGGATCGTCGGATGGGTATTACGGGGTTTCGCTTCGCAATGCCAGGGTGAGCATCAACCTTCCACCCATCAACATCAAAAATCCGCATGAGGTGGAGCATCGGATTGATGAGTATTTCGATTTCTGCGAGATGAACAACAAGCCGCCGAACATGGTCGGGATTGCCGCATGGTTGGGTATAGGCAGAAAGACGCTGCAACAGTGGAAGGACGGAGACTATTCCGAGATGACGCCTATCATCCAACGGGCCGTCATGGTGATCGAGCAGACTTTGATTGAACAGGTGCAGGACAATCCGAAAGCGTCTGTGGGCGGCATGTTCCTGTTGAAATCCATGTTTCATTACAAGGAGCAGCAGGATATTGTCATCACGACAGGGGCGCAGAACGACGCAGAAATGAGCGCGGACGAGATCGCAAAGCGATACCTGGGGGACGGAAAGACGGTGGAAACTGAGTTTGTGGAGGAAGAAAATGCGCCTAATTGATGCAGAACAGTTGAAACAAGCTGTCAGAAAAAAGTTTCCTACATTGGTTGACAGGTGTGAGATCAACGAGCTTATCAATGCCGCGCCCGCTGTTGAGGTTGTCCGTTGTGGCGAGTGCAAGTATTGGTATGCAGAAATCGGCGCGTCAACTGGATGGTTACCGTGTCAGGAGATCTCAACGGATCGAAACTGGTTTTGCGGCAGCGGAAAACGGAGGGAGAATAATGATTGTAGCGAATAGAACATCCGAGGAAATACAGAAGGATGTCGCAGAAAGCATCCGGGCGGTTGCAGAACAGGTGATTGCAAGTGCGGATGAATATGCCGTGGGTATGGATCAGGCAACGTGGCTGCATATCCTGATGGACTTCAATCTGAACAGTGTTCCGAGTATCACGGTACAGAAGGACATTTCATGCGCCAAGACGATGGCAGAAAAGCGTTGCAGGATATGGACGCGATATGTAGAACAGGAATAACGCAGAACGGGGCGCAGAACGCGCCCTGTTTTTTCGCAGAACAGCGCAGAACGGAAATTTTCGCAGAACGCAGAAAGGCGCAGAACGGAGAGCCGTCAGCTCTGAATCCGAGCAGGATGGTAGGAATTTAGGTAAACTAATTAGACTGCCTAAGCATTAATACCTGCTAACAGGTAGACAACCCCCCGCCCCCGTCCGGGCAGACTTTTTACCCCCGGATATACCCCTATAACGCTATTATAGCCCCGCAAATGGGTCAAATACAGCTTTTACCCCTTTACCCTTATACAGTATAGGGTAAAAATAGACGCGCTGTAAAGTGGCTTTACGGGCTTCTGATAGCGTCCTATTGTGCCGGGACATGTTCGGCGGGGTAGCGTCCCGTCCCGGTGTCCACCTGTCGCGCCCTCTGTCGCCCCTGTGACGGGGGCAGCGGTGACGGGCTGACAGAGATACACCCCCGGCAGCGGCAACGGCTGACAGGGGCGTGTCTGGCGGTCTAACGGGGCATGAAAAAACCCGCCGTCATACGGCAGGCTTAAACAGGTGACGGCGGGGGCGGGCCTTCTCCCAATACTCGATCACACGGCGGCGCTCTGCGTCATCGACGCGGGGCAGCTGATACAGGTCTGTGTCTGCTCCTCGCCTGTAATAGCCATAAGCGTGGCGTTCTATGACAGGATTTGGGAGGGCTTCACAGCCCCGCGCCCCGATGATGTTTCGACTGTCCTGCGCGGATGCTGTGCGGAGGGCCAGACGGCTGTCAAAGTTGCATTTTAGCGGCGTCGGGATGACGGCAGCGACCGGGGACTGTGTACACGCCACGACATGGACACGGGCGGCGCGGGCCAGGGCCAGGAGATCGAGCAGCGGGGAGTAACACTCCCGTTTGATGTCGGGGCGGGTCATGATGGGCATTAATTCGTCGATGATGACATATACATGTGACCCGTCATATTCACGGATGCGGCGGCGCTTCATGTCGGCCAGGCGGCAGTTCATGAGGGACACAGCCCCGCGCAGAGCGCGGGGGATGTCCTTCGGTGTGTTCGCATAGTCGATCACATGAGGTAGAGCAGCATATTCTGCCAGTTCACACCCCTTCGGGTCAATCAGGATCAGCCCCACGCGGGCGGGGCTGTCCTTCAGGGCGGCGTGAATCATGCCGTTCACGACTGTGCTTTTACCGCTCCCCGTCGCCCCCGCTATCAGCATATGCACCTGTCGAAGCATATCAGCATACAGGCGGCTATAGGTGATGTCGGGGGTGTCCCAAGTCTGATACATCGGTATACCTCCCTTCACGCGGCGCGGGTGATGTTGCGACGGGCCAGGGCGGTGTCCATGTATTCGGATGCCTCCCGGCGCCAATCCTGCGCCCACATGATGACGGCATTCTGTACCCAATACGGGACGCCCTGACGGTCGAGGGCGTCGAAGCTGGCCCGGATGCTAGCGTCGTGGCGGTTGTACTCCTCCCGTTCATACTCTTCACGGGGCAGCTTTTCAATGCAATAGGCGTTATCTGCGATCCAATAAGCCAGGCCTTCGAGTTCAGCCCACTGGCGCGGGGTTGCTGTGAATTTTAACATGGGTTATACCTCCTTTGTCATGTCGCGGGGTGTCGGGTTGCTTCTTCTTCGCTCTGTCCTTCTTCGCTCTGCTCTGTGCTTTGCACGTTCACGGCGTGAAGCCGTGTCGCGGCTATTCCCTCCGGGCCGCGCCCCGTGTCGCCTGATGGCTTGATGTGCAACCCCCGCCCATGTGGGCGGGACGCTCTGCGCCTGATGCCTATTTTACGCCGCGCAGACGGCGGGCGGGTTATGCGTCCCGCCAGTAGGTCCAAGTGTGGACCTTGCTTGTGCCGTAACGCTTCAAGTAGGTTTCAACTCGTTTCTCATGCGCTGCCGCTGCCGACTGTACCGCCGCCCGGATGATATCCAGTTCTTCTGCGATGGCAATTCGGCAGGGCTGACAGCGGATCACCAGCTCACGACCAGGCAACTCTTCGAGGCGGCAGGAACCGCCGCAAGCGTCGATCACGTCACACAGTCGCGCAAATCCGAAGTTGCGGAGGGCACAGTCTGCGGCTTGTCCCGTGTACGCGCCGTTAGTGTAGATCACCAGGCGCGGCGCGTGTCCTTCGATGTCGGAGGCCTCGTCGATGCTTTGGAGCAGGTCGGCAAAGTGTTTCATGTTCTCGCGCTTGAAATAGTCCTCGCTCGTCCGGGCGTATTGGGCCATGTCGGCGGCTTCGTCGTAGTCGTACCCGGATTCACCGAAGCAAAAGCGGGTTTCGATGTTCTGCCGGTCAATGGTGATGATTTCGCCGCTCGGCAGGGTGGCCACGGCGGCAACCTGCTTCACGCAGTAGTCAACCATTTTGGGGCTGTCCCAGGCCTTTTCAAACTGCCGCCGCAGTTCGGCCTTGTCGATGACGGGG